ATGCTCGTAAATATTGATGTCTAGGATTAAAAGGTATGTAGCTTGCGTGGATCCATCCCGAGTTAGGTTCGCCGGGAGTGTAGTACTCGAGGATCAATTGATCTACCTCACAATTCATTTTAACCCAGTCTGCTACTTCAGCGTTGTCAATTCCCATACATTCGAAATCAACAGCCTCAGCTTTTGAATGTTGACTGGATAAACTCGATCCTATGGCTACACACAACTCTGGACTACGGAACCCACTAGTCACCTTTACTCTACCAAATTGATCACGCACCGGCTGTAAAATATTTTCACACAATGCTTTTAATTTATCTATTTGATCAGCGTTAGGTTCGTTGTCGATACCCTTACGTATGGCTGTGTCTGACTTGGTTAATTCCTGAAGGGAAAAATTTCTACTAAGTTGCATTTTAATTTGATAATGGATTTTTTGTGCTAACCTTTATTTCTTCGATTTGTATTTTCAATAGTTCTATTTCTTTTTGTAAAATTTTTACACCAGTGTTATCGTGTAAATGTGACGTATCATGTGAGTGTGATGTATCTGCATTTTCTAATGCTGTTACTTTTTCTTCTAACACAGCTATATTTGCAGACCAATCAGTACCACCTGCACCTTCTAATGCATCTAGTTTAGTTGTTATCTCACCATACTTTACAAATCCACCACCTATTGCTGCGATGACTCCAAGTAATGCTGCGACTCCTGCTAGTTGATTTTTAATTTTATCCATTTTTAAGTACCTCTAACTCCATTAAGATTTGTTGTTTTCTTGATCTAATCTCTTGAAGCTTACGTGCTTTGATATCCATCTTATCATTTTGAATATAAGTTGCAAGACTCTTATCTGCATAAATTAATCTATTATCCATAAGGTTTAATTGGTCTAAATATATATCTTTTGGCCTATAAAATGAAGTCGCTTGATACTTGTCGAGTGATGCTTGATCCGTGGTCATAGCTTCCATTTTAATTATATTTTTTATTTGTAGATTTTTAGATATATCTTTTATATCCTTATCAACTTTTTCCATTACTCTTGCAAGATTTTTAATGAGAGCTTTTTTCTGTTGTATTGCTTTTTGTTTGGCAATTTTTTTAGTTTGAATAGCGGACTTTTTAGGAGTCTCGCTAGTAGGTTTCTCTTCTTTAACTTCTTCTTTTTCATTTGATTCTTCTATAGCTTCTTCTTTTGATTCTTCTATAACTTCTTCTTGTTTTTCTTCAACAACTTCTTCTTTCTCCTTAACAGCTTCTTGTTTTTCTTCTATAACTTCTTTTTCTTTTGGTGCAGCTGCCATAGTTTTAGGTTCTTCTTCAATTATTTCTTCTTCCATAACAGGTTCTTCTTGAACCATTTCTGTTTCTATTGGCATTTCTTCTTCAGGAGGAGGTGGAGGTAAAAATTCTGTAATTAGTTCTTCTGTTTCTTGATATATCTCTTCTTGTTCAGGCCCTGCCATAGCAAAAAAAGATGTTTTAACATTTTCTTCCATAGGCATTTGTTCTATTGGCATTTCTTCCATCATCATTTCTTCTTCCATTGGCATTTCTTCCATAACCATTACAGGTTCAAAAGTCATTTCTTGAAAATCTTCTTCAACCATTTCTTGCATGGGTGGAGGTGTATCAAAAAACTCAACCATGTCTTCAAACATATCTTTTATTTCTTTAAAAGTTATTTCATCTTCTATTATATCTTCTATATCTTCAAATATATCTTCTATGTCTTCTATAATACTGTTATCAATTACCGTGTCATCATAAGTCATGGTAAGAGCTGCACCCAATAAGTTAGGACCACCTCGTTGACTAGATCCTGTATTATTATCAATACCAGTCCAAGACCAATCAACTTTGTTTGATCCATGACTATTAAAAATTACTTGATCATTGTATTGTCCACAATTTGCAGTTTGGCCTCCAGAGTTTGATCCTGGATATCCGTTACAGTTTCCTTGAAATCCTGTTACTTCTGTTCTTGTTTGTGTAGTTGTGGATAAAACATTACCCGATGAATCTTTTAATTGTATTGTAACTGTATGTGAGTCTACATTTCCTGATCTACCTTCACAGTTACCTGGTTGACTATCACAGTTTGCAACATCAATATAACTATTTAAAGTTATACCGTTGTCTAACATTTCTTGGGTACGAGTATTATTAGTTAAAGCTACATCATCTACAGAAAGAGTTGTAGTTCCTGTAACCTCTAAATCACCGCCTGTGCTAAATTTATAACCACAGTTAGCTTGCGATGCAGAACACGTTACATCAAATCCATTTAAGGTGTCACTATTATTTACATAACCTGAACCACCTGGATTAATTTGATCTGTAGAATTAGATCCCCAGTCTACACCGTCACCTGCGTTTGGTAGTAAGTTACCTGTAGTCTGTTGATCAGCTTGTGCTACAGTAAATAAAAATAAAAAAGGTATTAGCCATTTCATTTTAATATAAGTTTTTTGATTGATTTAGATCCATCAATGTTTGATTCTAACTCAGCCATCGACTTTATGCACTGGTAAACGACATTATTATTTTTATTCGTTCTCATTGCAACCCTCTTGCCTTTCAAGCACATTGACATTGAAGGTTTACCTGACTCAGGATCAATTTGAATTCTATGTTCTTTAATTTCTCCATTAACAATCATAAGTAAGGCTATAACTAACTCTGGCATCAGTGCGCTGCTTTTCCGTTTGCTCTTACTTTATCTTTTAAATCTTCTATATCACTTAATGCTTTTTCTAATTGTGTATTAAGAAATTCTATGTTGACTTTGTTTGTCATATTCATTTCTTGAGTCTTCTCCATTTTTTCTACAGACTTATATAAATCTTCCAATAAAAAATGTTGCTCTTGATCTACTGGGACCTGTTCGGATTTTTTAAGTAAATCATTTTCAAACAACTCACGTGAAGTCTCTAACGAAACTAACCTTGCAGTCAGCTCTGTGTATGCGAACACGCCCATTGCAACGAGAATTATTAGAGAGGCTACCGTCTTCATCGGCATCTGTACAGCTGCCTCTTCAGATATATTCATTGGTTTTTTATTCATTTTTTCTTTTTCTTTTTAGGCACAAATAAGTTCTCTAACCATGCAGTATGAGTATCTAAAAAAATACAAAATTTTATAATATATTTATCTATCATCTAGGATGTTTCCACTCTTTCATTTTTTTAGCATTTTCTAATTTTTTATCTTCAATAGCTTGTAGTCTATCTATTTCTTCTAGTTCTGCTGTAATTCTTTTTTGTTCTGCAATATCAGCTTTTTCTCTATCTTTCATACGTTTGACATATGTAGTATAATCTGGTCTTTCATGATCATACTTACCCCATAATTGTTTAGCTTCTTTACCAATCTTACCGTCAATTGGACATGGCGTGCCTGCTTGAATCATAGATTCAAATACTCTTTCGTCTTGACAAAGTATTGCAACAGCTGCAACTTTCATACCAAAGTCATTAAGTATTCTAGCTAGTTTTAATCTTTCACAATTTTTATCAACAAAATGTTTTCCACCACTAACACCTAAACCAAATGTTTGCACACCTAATGATCCACCCACTGCACAAACGTCTTGTGTCATAGAATTGTATGATGGCGATGAAGCTGATGGCGGCGCTGATTTTGTATTAGATGTTGAGTTATTGGTTGTTGTGCTATTAGAACTTGATCCTGTTTGATAAGTTGTAGTAGCTGTAGATGTATATCCACCTTCGATTGCCGTATTAGATCCAGATGTATTAGTTTGAGTAGAACCTGGGTATGCTGGTTCCATGAATGTTAATAGACATATTAAAATTACTAATACGCCTGTAAAATAATAGTTCACCTTACTAACCTCCATTATTTTTTTTAACCTCATTTTCATATGTTTTATCTACACTTTTTTCACATTGGCACCTTTCGCAAGTGCAAACTCCATACTCATCTGCGTGTAATTGTTTTTCTTCTCCACAATGACAAGGGTGAAAACATGTATTACACGAACTCATATTATTTAATCCAGCTAATTAACCAATTCCAAATTTTTTTAATAGGTTTTACAATCCATCTTCTCCATAGATTTGCTGATCTATTTATTACTCTTTTAATCATTTTTTTTCTCCTCAATTTCGTAGAAAAATTTATCCGTATCTTCAGTTTGCCATTTACCAGAATCTTCTACGTTCCACTCTGATGTCTGTACCTTCCAATCAGGAATACTATCTTTTACTGTAAAAGATGGTAAATCCCATATAATTCTATTGTTAGGTTGTGCTGCAAAATTACCATTATCTAAGGCAATTATGTGAGCGCACTTGTGTTCGTGCGGTATTTCGGAATGTTCCGTATCGAGTATATTACTATCTGGATGTGCAAAGTCAATGGTAAATAGATAATTACCATGATGCCATTTTTTATCTTTACCTATGTATTTACCATGTTGGCCACTTAAAATGTCATATACAGTAACAGCAGGATAATAACTAAAAGAATTCCAAAGCTGTAATTCATCAAGTCTTTTGGTTGGAACAGTTGATGGTTCATAACCACGTTGAATAAAAGCCGTAATTGGCAAACGATAAAAGACTGCGCCATTTTCCATAATAGCATGCCATAAGATAGCACGACCTGTAATACAGCTAATACCAAACACAATACAGTCTTCAACTTCTCCATGATGTTTTTTGCCGTCATATAAATACTCTCTTCTTATTTGTGCGTAGGTTGGTGGTATGTTTGCATTTAAATATGCCATAATAATTATCCATTTATTTTACCCCAATTATCTCCAAATTCATAATCAACTTTATTGGGAATTTTTAACTTAACACTGTTTTCCATAATCTCAATAATTTTTTCAGCTTGAGAATCAGATTCTACAGAAATATCTAACTCATCATGAATTTGTATATGTGGTACAATGCCTTCTCTATACAAATCTAACATAGATTGTTTAGTCATATCTGCAGCTGATCCTTGTATTAATTTATTTAACGCTTTGTAAGTCATAGCTCTTCTAATATTTGCTTGTGTGGCTTTAGGATATTTTTCAAAATAAGCTGCCTCTGCATCTGCTTTACTCATAGGTGGAGTAAAATTACCATTGTTCCATTCTGCTATTTCCCATTTATCAAACCTACATTTTCTACCACCAAATGTTTTTATATATCCAAACGCCGCACCATCTCTAGATATGGCATCCATTAAATCTTTTACAAATGGTACACTGTCGTGATATTTATTAAATAGTTTTGTAGCTTCATCTTTTGTAGATAGTCCTAATTCTGCTTGCAGTTTAGCTTTACCCATACCATAAAACAATCCAAGATTAATTGTTTTGGCTTGTGTTCTAGATATGTTAGCCATATCTGCTACTGTTTGGTGAAAGTCTACAGTATTGTTTTGAAATCTTTCTACTATTTCTTTTACCTCTTCGTCTCCTTTAAATTTTGTAGCCGCATAATGCACTACTAACCTAGGTTCTTGTTGAGAATAGTCAAAACAACCCCACTTGTGGCCATTCTCAGGTATAAATAACGATCTAATCATAGGTCCTAGTTGCTTGTTCCTAGCCGGTATTTGCTGTAAATTTGGATTTGAGTATGAAAACCTACCTGTTACAGTTCCTCCACTATCTCCTCTAATTGGATTAATGTCTGCATGTATTCTACCTTTATGTTGATACTTTATTATGGTATCAATAAACGTAGTATGAGCTTTGTTAATTTCTCTAGCTTTTGCTATCTTATTAACAATTGGATGTGGATGTTCTTGAAGAAAATTTTTAGTAAAGGAAGGTGCTTTTGATTTTGCAGTTCTTACATAAGATAAATTTAATTTATCAAAAACTTTGGCGATGCTTCTTGCTGCCCATATTTGAGGTTCTAGGCCTGTTTCTTTTTTTACTTCTAGGAGTAAGCTATCTTCTTGTGATGCTAGTTGTTGCTTTAATTTATGAGCTGCTTCAACGTCTACGCGTACTCCCTTAAATTTCATATCAATTAAACACGGAAATAACTGTGTTTCAAGATCAAATACCTTAATTAAATCTTGTTTTTTAATTTCAACAGATAGTTTTTTAAACAAAGCTAAAGTTAATTCTGCATCTTTTTCAGCATATTTACCTACATACATCGCTGGTAATTTCCACATTTCAGCCTTTGCATCAATACCTGCCTTGTCGGCTGCTGCTCTTAATGCTGTTTCGTCTTTAACCTGACCGAGATAATCTATTGATAAACTGTTTAATGAATAATGAAACCTATTCTCATCTACTAAAGATGCCATAACCATTGTATCAATTATATGTCCGTTTATCTGCACACCATATGCTTTTAACCAACATACATCATACATTGCATTGTGAAACAATTTAACATTAGGTAGTGCACATACTTCTTTTACCCAACGCATAACTACAGCTTCGTCAAAAAAGTTTCCTTCTTTGTGACCAAACGAATAGTAACCTGACCATCCTTCAACAGCTACAGCTACACCTACAATTTCTCCATCTCCAATCAATGCACCAGAGCCTCTTGCTTTTAAACCAGGATCTTTTGTTTCTAAGTCAATAGCTATATACTTGTGGTCTTTTAAATCAGGAAACGACTCTGGACTTATCCATTCCGTAGGTGCTTCAAAAATCATTTATAATCCCTTTCAATAATCATTTCTAAGTAATGTATGGCTTTCTGTATATCTTGTAACTTTCCCTTCGACTGATGTCTACAAATATATTTAATAGCATTGCCCTCCGCAAAAAATAATTTATTTTTGTTTATAAAATCTGCAGGTTGAATAGCCATATCTTTGTAATGAGATCCTCCTATTTGTTTTTTATATGCACTCATACTATTGGTTCTCCTATTGTGTAAAAATAATCTGAATTTGGTTGCATTATGTATAAATTTTCTTTTGCTCTTGTTGTTCCTACAAAAAATAATCTATGCTCTGCATCTGGGTTTTCGTATGCACTACGATATATAAATTCGTCTTGTCCTTCTGTACCGTAATCTGTAAATAAACATACGTTCTCACATTCTTTACCTTTAGATCCATGCAACGTAAGTAATTTTATATTTGATTTTTCCATTAAGGTATCACCTCTTTCTAACAATGTTTGCATATATTCTTTTGTGTCTTCTGGAAAATGTAATTGATTCCAATCTCCTGATATTAATAAACCATGATTATTTTTTAATTTATCTAAATCTACACTTGTTTCGTTTTGTAAACTTTTACCATCAGAAAAACCTCTAGCAAGATGGCCTTTTTTTACCACTAAATATTGGTAAACTGTTTGAGCTTCTTCACCAGATACAAACGCACCTTGATTTAATCTAATCCAAACTCGATATGCTTCTAATATAGAGTTAGGTAAATACTTATTAGTTTTACCTGTAAACCTTACACCTAAAGAATAGAAATGTTCTGAAATATTTTGTAATAATTTATTAGTTCTAGCTAAAATCATCCACTCTCCTTTAGAAAAATCTATTTCATCTAATACATAGTTAGGATAAACTTTTCCTTCTGCATCACGTGGTATCCATTTTTTATCTATTCTAGTTGTAAGTTGATTTAATATCTTAATAGCCTCTCGATGCACGCTTCTAGGCACACGACGAGATATTTCTTGGTCGTCTCTTTCACCTTCTTGTTGCATGAAACAGTTAGGATCTGCTCCTTGAAACCCGTAAATAGTTTGATCATCATCTCCAGCCATATAAGCTCGTTGACATTTTGATTTGATATAATCAAAACATTTCCATTGATGTGGACTAAGATCTTGGGCTTCATCGAGAAAGACGACATCGAGTGGAGGACATCGATCTTCCTCGACAAACTTGTTAATCATATCATAAAACTCAACCATATTAGTTCCGTCTTTAAATGATTTTAAATCTGTTTGTAATTGTATTGTAGTATCTACATCTATTTCATGATGTTTCTGTAACTCAACAGCAGCATTTTCTATAGATATTAATTTAGATCTTGAATATTGTATTATCTGTAGGTGTGTGTTTTGATATCTAGGATTACCCGCAGCATCTACTGTTGTTTCAAAAGATATATTAGACCACTCTTGATATTCTTGTTTAAAACGATTCCATTTTTTACCAGTTAGTAATTGTGTGTTAGCGTCTATATTAGACTCTCTCATACCCATAGCATGCATTGTAGATATGTATTTTAACTTACTATCAGGAAATAGTTCTTCAATTCTTTCTGCTGCCTCTTCTGCAGCTGATCTACTAAATGTAATATAAGCAATTTTTTCAGCTGAAGTATTATACTTGTTTAATTCTTTTTTTAAATAGTAATTTACAAGTCTATATGTTTTACCTGTACCAGGTGGTCCCATTATTTTTTTTACTATAGCCATGGTGATTTATCTATTTTAGTTGTTCTAGGGTTAGGTCTTTCTAATTTAACAGTAGGCATCTTTAATAGTCTCACAGTTTTAGCACCTACTTTTGGTGAAGCTTCTTCTGCCTCAAACAGTGATTGTAATAGCCTCATTGTTTTTTGTTTAGGATAAGTTCTTTCTGCCCAAGACTTAGTTTTTAATAAAAATTTCCAAAAGTCTTTGAATTTAAAATAAGTAAATCCATCTGTATTAGTAAAAGCAATACCTCTCATTACATCTTTTATCTCCTTACCTGGTGTTTTATTAATATAATCAGCTAGTATTTCCTTTAACTGTACATCTAGTTTTGATGAATCTGGTGCAGGTATGGTTTCTAAATTTGCAAAAAGTTTTATTAATAACCTACGCCACATATGTTTAGGCACAGGCATCATAGGTTTACCTATTTGATTCATACATGCTAATGAGAATTTTTCTGGGTCGTGTAATGTTGCGTCATCTACTTCTACACTTTCACCATCAATTGATGCAAAGTATATTGGTGGATCAGAATCATATTTTCTAATTTCAGTAATTTCTGGTGTTGGTGCGTTATCTCCTACACCATATTCTTTTAAGGCACATTTTTTTGCATCACAAAAACTATGTATAGGCTCATCTTTGCATTTATAATTATAATCTTTACTATCTAAAGAACCTATTAATGTATTAATTTCATTAGCATCTAACGGTGGACTCATGAATTGTTTATTGTAAGTAAACATATGTCCTTGCCATTCCTCTTTGTCTGGGTATCTTTTTTTTAAATAAACACCTACGTTATACATACAATTGTTTCTTTGGCCATCTGGCACTCCATCATTTAATAATGTAACTAAACAAGGTGGCATACCTTTGAAACTATCTTTTTCTTCTTTGTCACTTTCTATTTTCAATTCGTTTAACTGTGGTTCTGTTAACGCTGTATTCTCATGTACTTCAAAAAATTCCTCTAGTGTTAGTACATTAGCTTCAACACCGTATGCATATCTAACTGTTCTTTCACTTGCATGATAAGGTAAATTTAAAAAACTACCTGTATCTCCTCTATCTACTCGTATGTAATCTTGTTTAGGAAATATTTCTGCACCAGCAAAACCCATGGCTGATGCAATTATCTTTAATTTAGCACGCATAACAGCTGCGGGTACAAATTGTTTAGTAAATAAAAATGCATGAGCTCCACCTGATTTAGATCTACACACAATCATAGGTACATTTTTTTCTTTTAATTTTATTATAAATTTTTTGTGATCAAAAGGGTAAGTGTCGATATCTATACATCCCCACTTACATTTGTTTTCTTTGTTAATTGGTACAATACCTAGACCTGGGTCACTACCTTTAAGATGTTCTTCCCATAATTTTTTAGTAACAGGATTTGATATAGTAAAAGATTTGGTTTTATGTTTACCTTTTTCGCTAAACTGATCTGTCTTTACGGTTTGCCCGTAAGCACTATTTAAACCTTCAAATATACTTATAAATTTTTCTAATTCTGACATATCCACTCATTTGCGTAGGCGGCTTCAGTCTCCCTTAGCCGCCTACTATTCACACTATTTACTAGCTAGACTAGTGTAAAACTTTTTGGCACGCTCATACAAACCGGTATCTGATACAAGACCTTCTTTGATGATATTGTAACCATACCATTGATTACCTTTACCAGAGTTTAAAACAGTTGTTAGTTTGTAAGAATGGCTAAAAGATGGCGGTGTATACGGACCGTTTTTTCCATCTAAAGAAATGGACATCATCATAGAGTTCCATTTTCTGCTTATCTTACCTTGAGACGAACTCATAGAGATAAGTGCTTGTTCAGCTCCATCATCTCCTACAACCAACACATAGTGTTGACCAACAGTTAAAATGTAATGACCATTTTCTAAACGGTCTTTACCTCCACCATCTTGAGTTGTTGAGGCTAAAATATCAGAGCCATCTGGATAGATATTTTCTGGTCTACCAGAACCTGTTCCAAAATCTGCCCACTCTTGATACTCTAGTTTGTAATGGCAAGGAATAACTGTAACTCCTTTTGCTCCATCATACAGTTTTTTAGTCACTGTATTTAAAAGCATACCAGGTTCAGCACCGTCAACATAATTTTGATTACGTTTCTGTGCCTCGCCAGAACCATTTTGTAGTAATTTTAAGATAGGCAAAGCCAAACTAGTTGTCTTTACATTCTCAAAACCTGATGCAGCATCATCTTCAAACAAAATTGATGAAGGTAATCCTGCCTCTTTTTTTATAGTCACGTGTTTCTCGTCACTCATATCTATCTCCTAGTTATTTTTGTACTGTTACCTGCGTAGGTTTTAAATAAATCAGAGGGCACCTCTTGTCCAGATTCGAGACGCTCTCTGACTACTGCTTTAAGTGTCTGAGGATGAACGCCAATTTTCTGGACGGGTTCAAACCCCTGACCTTGTGCAAGGGTTGCGTATTCGCTCGCCTTGTTGTCTTCGCCACGTCCAAAGGTAACGGTAATATCATTTTTAATAATATCACCTAGGTCATGGTCACGAAGCCATGTAAAAGCCTCCTGTTGTCTATTAACAGGTATAGATGCGCCGTATATTTTTTTAATTTCTACGGACTCTCCATCTTTTAGCTTTAATTTTGTAATATGCATTTCTTCCATCATCTTAGGAATTTCAAACTGAGATAATGTTTTTTCTTTTTCTTTTAATTTAGAAACACTTTTTTCAGCATTTTTTATTTCGTCTTCTAAATTTTTAAGTTCGATAACTTTTTTGGATAACGACTTAGCAGCATCTGTTTGTGTTATTGATTGTACTCTATCTTCTTCATAATTTATTTTGTTCATTTATTTCTCCTCTTTCATGTATGTTGAACTCGGTTGGGTAATACATTTTTTCTTGCCTATCCCAAGTTAACGTAGTGTACTTTCCGTTATTTATATCACATGCAACCGCTATTGCTAAACCAATTACTTTTGGATCTCCTGATAATAATAAATAATCTCTATCATTAAAATCTTTAAGTAATCTTCTTAATTGATAAGTTATCGGACCTGGACTTCTGACAATTTGTGTATCCTCACGTAAGAGAACTTCTATCTTGCCAAATTTTTGAGCGCCAATAATATTATATTTTGGACGACCAATTTTAGTACCAGGTACCTCTTGTAACAAATAAACAATAGGCTCATTTTGCGATATATTTTCTTTCATACTTGACTTTTTATTTTATTTTTTATAATTTGTCAAACAGAAAGACGAATTAAAAAATGATTAATTATAAGTTTAAAACCAAGCCATACGCACACCAATTAAAAGCATTGGAAAAATCGTGGCAAAAAGAAGTCTATGCATACTTTATGGAAATGGGTACAGGTAAATCTAAAGTATTAATTGATAATATCTCAATGCTATACGACAAAGGTAAAATTAATG